CTTAATGGAGGTAAGAGAAAGCAGACACAACCATTTCATATCATTTTTGAAAAGATGGTTTGCTTTCTCAATCGGGAAGTAAACATCTATTTTGAGTTTTCCTTTAATTCAAAAAAGAAGAAACGAGTTTCCCGAGGTAAGAAAAATGTTAGCAGTTAGTTTAGTTTTCGGTTCATTCATGACCGTATTGTTTTTAATCGTGGGACTTATAGGAGGTTGGACTGCAAGAGAATATATGATGAACTATCGGGAAGTACCAAGACCTCACCCCGAAATGTTTGATAATCAGGGTAACCTGATTCCTGATGAGGTCATTGCATTTAATTTTGAAAACTATTATGACGACAACCAAATCGAAGAAGACGACAACAACGACTAAAAAGAGAAGTACCTCTACACCAATTCAAGATCTTCCAAATAATCCCCTTGCGTTTGAGGTATTTGATTTAACTTCTAAACAAAGGACAAAAGCAAAAAAAATAGAGGTACTTAAAAAGTATAGGCATGATTCACTAGTTTCACTGTTTATTTGGAACTTTGATGAAACTGTTATTTCGCTTCTTCCTGATGGAGAAGTTCCGTATTCTGGATATGCGGACCAAACTTCTTATAGTGGAACTCTTTCAACAAAAATTGATGAAGCAACTCGTTTAATGTATGAGAAGGGTTCTTTTTCGATGGGAGTGAGTGATACTCAAGCAAGAACTACAATTCGTAGAGAAGCAAAAAACTTTTATCATTTTGTTAAAGGTGGTAATCAAAATTTGTCTTCAATTAGACGTGAATCTATGTTTATTAATCTTCTTGAAGGATTGCATCCACTTGAAGCAGAAATTATTTGTTTGGTTAAAGATAAAAAACTTTCTGAAAGATATAAAATTACAAAAGATGTTGTTAGTGAAGCATATCCTGACATTAATTGGGGAGGTCGTTCTTGAAACTTATGAAACTACTTTTTGAAGATTGTGGTAAAGAACCTGCAGAAGATCGAACACTTCCTAACAACTCATTTCTAGTAGAATATAAAATTGATGGAGTGTCACATTATGACATTGCTGCTGCAGCAAAACAAGTAGAAATCTTTGACCATTATTATGATAAGTATAGGAAAGATTTTGTGACCATGAATCAGACTGAAGGAAGAATCAATCCTAAGTTGTGGGGCGTTAAACCACCCGAAACCAAAAAGCGAAAGTGATTTCCCAGATCGGGGAAAAAAAATTCGCCAAAAATTTTGATCTGTAAAGATTTTATAAAATTGTATCATATGTTACAAAAGAACTTGACTAGATAGAATGTATAAGTTATAATATACACAGGTCGTTCATCCCTTCGGGGACGCAAGTAAGTCGCGGAACGGAGCGTTCATCCCATGTTTGATTTATTATTTTATTCGAGTATTCATTGTACTGATGCTGCTGACATGATTAGTCGCATTAATGCTAATGAAAATTTAAATAATCAAGTTAAGGTTGAGCTTATTGAAGTAATTCAAGAAGCAACACCTGAATGTCCATGGGACGCAAACGACTGAAGGAACGGGAGATTAAATTCACCCTACTCTTTCAGGAGAACCTACAATGAACACACTTTCTCTGATCAAAAAGCAGATTCAAAAAGCAGCAGCACTGCACGATGCACAAATTGCTATGACCACATATCGTGGTGTAAAGTTTGAGTGCAAGCAAAATGTTGATGAAGTTCATGGAACATTTTGCTATCGCGGTCATACTTATCAGAAGTGATGTTGTGGAAGCACTACAAGTAGCAGGAATTCTATCTCTATTTTGTATTGCATTTATAACTATCATATATGGAGAAATCTTACTAATTAAGAGAGGTTAATTAACCTCTCTTTTTTTTTATGAGTATAAACTCGTAGGCATAAATTTTTATTACCTGACTGTATTAATTTACACACAATCGTTCTAAATATGGTAGAATTCAGAGGTACAGTTATGACCTGAGATCAAATTCTTTTGTCATTTTTGTAATGTGTAAAATTGCATGGAGGTGATATGCACAATATCATTTCTCGCAATCAATTAGCAGAGTGGATGCATATTGAGTGTACCTTAACCCGATGTAATGAGGAACTCGATCTTGTTAATGATTATTTTGACTGTCTAATTGAGTGCGATGATGATCAGGCAACATGTAAACGTATTTGTCGCAAAATTCTAAATTAGTACTAAAATATAAAATGTAGAGGGGATTGATCACCCCTCTTTTTTGTGTTATAATTAATTGTGGAATATCAATTATGTATGGACAGAGAACGACTAAAACTAATTGTTCGTAATTTAGAATTACTTGTTGATGGTTTGAAAGCAGAAGTGTATTCTGATGTTGATGCTTATGTAAAAGAATCTCCAAAAACAATCTTACAAGATTACGACGAAATTTTTGAGGATGATGATGGATACCCGGATTAGTAACACAAATAGAGCGAAGAAACTTCTAAAATTGCTTAATAGATTGATTAAGCAAGAACACTTGTATTCTGATGAAGAGATTTTGGAATACAGGAAAAATATTAAATCTATCAAAGAAGAAATTGATAGAATTGATGCAAAAACATTCAAAGGATTTGGTAAGAAATGAGCGTAAAACTGATTAGTGTAACTCCTGATGCAGAAAAACACATGGCATATTGTGCCCGTGTCTCCAACCCCAATAACCAGGAGAATGAGAAGTTCTCTGGACTCCTTAAGTATTGTGTGAAGCACCAACACTGGAGCATTTTTGAGCAGGCATTTATGACCCTGGAAATCAATACCACCAGGGGTGTGGCAGCTCAAGTGCTTCGTCATAGATCCTTTACATATCAAGAATTTTCACAACGGTATGCTGATTCTTCCCTACTCGCGGAGACGATCCCTCTACCTGAACTACGCAGGCAAGACACCAAGAATCGTCAGAATTCTATTGATGATATTGATCCGTTTGTCCGTCAGGAGTTCCAAATCAAAATGCAAAAGCACTTTGAAGAAGGAATGAAACTCTATAAAGAGATGCTTGATGCATCAATTGCAAAGGAGTGTGCTCGGTTTGTGCTTCCTTTGGCAACACCAACAAGAATCTACATGACGGGTTCTGTGCGCTCATGGATTCATTATATCGATTTGCGTTCTGCAAATGGCACACAGAAGGAGCACATGGATATTGCACTAGGCGCTAAGGAAATCTTTATTGAACAGTTTCCCGCTGTTGCAGAAGCAATGGAGTGGTAATGGACTCTAAAGATCCCGTTATTATTGATGATTTTTTAGATTATAATGATCTTTCATATCTTGCAAATATTGCTAGAAAAGCTCATTATATAATACCAGAAAGTATCGTAAAATTAAATACACCAGAACCAAATAATCACATTTTGTTTGGGCATATGATATATGACAATTTTGTTCCGAAAAGTGAGTTTTTTAAAGATTTTGGAGAAAAATTATTCTCCAAGTTTCATGAAGAATTTTATGTTAAAGCAATAATCCGCTCAAAAATAAATTGCTATCCACAAACTTCACATAATGTTGCTCATCGTTGGCACCAGGATGCAGATTTTCCTCACAAAGGAGTACTTTTTAGTTTGAATGATTGCAATGGATCTACTGAAATTATGGGTTATGGTAAAATTGAAAGTAAAGCAAATCGTCTAATTTTATTTGATCCTTCTGTTCCTCATCGTTCTTATTCATGTACGGATCAAAAATTTAGATTTAATGTCATCATAAACTACTTCTAAATACATTTAATTGAATTTATAACTATGGCAACATATCCTGTAAAACATAAAGAAACTGGTGAAACCAAAGACGTTGTAATGAGCGTTCATGCTTGGGATCAGTGGAGAGAAGATAATCCTGATTGGGAGAGATACTATACTCCAGAAAACGCACCTTCTATTGGTGAAGTTGGAGAGTGGAAAGATAAACTTCGTAAGAAAAACCCAGGATGGAACGATGTTCTTTCTAAAGCTGCATCAGTTCCCGGATCAAATATTTCAAAAATCTAAGTATGGCAAGAAGAAAAAGAGCATCTGCAAATGACCAACCAATTGGAGTTGGTCTTACAACCAAGCAGATGAAAAGGAAAAAACCCTTAAGTTCGGAATATTTGGTTGATATAGAACCTCTTACAGAAAATCAAAAAAATCTATTTAAAGAGTATGGTGAAGGAAAACATATAGTTGCATATGGTTGTGCTGGGACTGGAAAAACTTTCATCACTCTTTTTAATGCACTACGAGATGTTCTTGATGAAAGAACACCTTATGAGAGAATTTATCTTGTAAGATCACTTGTTGCTACGAGAGAAATTGGTTTTCTTCCTGGAGATCATGACGATAAGGCAGATATTTACCAAATTCCTTATAAGAATATGGTGAAGTATATGTTCCAGATGCCAAGTGATGCAGATTTTGAGATGCTCTATGGCAATCTCAAAGCACAAGAAACAATTAAGTTCTGGAGTACATCATTTCTTCGTGGAACTACTCTCGATAATTCGATTATCATTGTTGACGAGTTTCAGAATCTTAACTTCCATGAACTAGATTCTATTATCACTCGTGTTGGTGAAAATACAAAAATTTGTTTCTGTGGTGATGCTCGCCAGTCTGATTTGAATAAGTCAAATGAAAGAAATGGTATCGTTGATTTCATGAACATCTTGCGTAAAATGCCATCTTTTGGTATTATTGAATTTGATATTGATGATATTGTTCGTTCCGGTCTTGTCAAAGAATACCTAACTGCAAAAATTGATTCTGGTTTTTAATGTTTAATCATGTTGATATTAACCTCCCTCAACTTGAGAGGGAGACTATTGATGGAGTAAGATACTACTCTGTTCCTGATGCAGAAGAACTCCTCCGACTGGTCTCCATCACTTCGGTGACTAGTCATTTTAATAAAGAGATCTTTGTAAAATGGCGAAAGAAAGTAGGAAACGAGGAGGCAGATCGTATCACTAAAGCTGCTACAAGTCGTGGTACGGATATGCATACTCTAACTGAACACTTTTTAAAGAATGAAGAACTGCCAAAGGTTCAACCTATTTCAGATTTTCTTTTTAAGATCTCTAAATCTAAACTAAACAAGATTGATAATATCCATGCACTTGAGGGTTCCCTATATAGTAAACAACTTGGTATTGCCGGAACGGTTGATTGTATTGCCGAATATGAAGGCGAACTAGCAATAATTGATTTCAAAACATCCAAGAAACCAAAACCACGGGAGTGGATCGATCACTATTTTGTGCAGTGCATGGCATATGGTTGTATGCTGTACGAACTGACTGGTATTTCAGTTAAAAAACTTGTAATTATTATGGCTTGCGAAAATGGAGAATGCGTCGTCTATGAAGAACGAGACAAATCAAAGTACATCAAACTTCTCACCGAATACATTAGAAAGTTTGTTAGAGATAAACTGGAACTCTATGGAACCGAATAAAGAATTAGAAAAAGCAATAGAAAGTAAATTTCTTACGCCATCTAAATTTGCACTAGAAATTGAAAAGATTGTCGCAGA